CCTCGCCGCGCTTAAGGGCGTTGAGGATGGCCTCCTGCAGGGCGCTCACGTCCTGATACTCGTCCACGAACACCGCATCGAACCGCTGCGCCTGCTGGCCGCGCAGGTCCGGATCGCGCAGCACGGCCAACGTCATATGTTCAAGATCGCCGAAATCGATGCATGCCTCGCTGAGTTTGCGCGCCTGAAAGCGGTCGTGAAAGCGGCGCACCGCTTTGGCCAGCCCACGCGTGGCCGGCCCCATGGCCTGCATATCCGCCACGCCCTGTTCAAAATCCGCGGGCAGCAGCTTTTTCAGGTCATCCGCCAGGTCCTTGATCCGGTTACGCAGATCCTTAAAGTCTCCCGCCAGGCGTTCCTCGTCTCCGGTCGCGGGCTTGAAGCGCCCCAGGGTGGCAAACTTCAGGGTTCCCAGCGCCCCGCACAGGGCGCTCATCCCTTTATCACAGGCCGTTCGCAGCCCATCGAGGCTTCCCCTGTCGCTTTGCAGGGTCCGCACATAGGGCGGGGGAAACACCGGATTTGCACGCATCGCGTCCGCCTGCCGCCAGAGGGCGTCCATCCCTTCCAGAATCAGCGCTGCTTCCCGGCAGAACGCCTGCGCCAGCGGCTCACTGTCCATGGAATCGGCATTCCACTCCTTGTCTGCGCTCTCCTCCAGCCAGGTCATCGGGTCGGGGCGTGACATCAGAAACCGGTAAAGTGTCTCCATCATGAGCGTGATCTCGCGCTCGCTGAATTTGTGCGTCAGCGCTGCGAGCTCTTCGTCCTCATGGGCTGCCTCGTACAGCCAATCCAGCGTTTCTTCCATTGCATCATGCCAGTAGCCGGCGCGGGTACGCTCATCTGCCAGCATGAATTGCGGGTCTACGCCGCAGCGCTGGAAGTTCTGCCGCACCACCTGCTGGCAATAACTATGAATTGTGGAGATTTGCGCGGTGCTGACCAGGTCAGCCTGGCGGACCAGGCGCGAATCGCCCGCGGCGGCCTCATTGAGGCGTGCTTCCAGGCGTTCGCGCATCTCACCCGCGGCGGCCTCATTGAGGCGTGCTTCCAGGCGTTCGCGCATCTCACCCGCGGCGGCACGCGT